CCCCCCCCCTGGGAGCAGTTGGCTTGATTGCGCAACATGAGATTGACAAGGGGCTTGACAAGAGGATGTTTAATCGATATTGTTCGTTGCATGAATATCCAAGATATAAAACAACACTATGAATGGGAAGATAAAGAGGTCACTCGGCAACTTGCAGCAATGCTCGGTGTATCGACACAGGCCATTTACGGATGGCGCGGAACGATCCCCCTACTGCAACAACTCAAGATCGAAAAATTGACGGGTGGTGCGTTAGTGTCAGACGAATTTGTCGATTCTCTTGTCAGTAAGATTAGCAACATGCGGATCGGGGAGATACACGCTTTCGGCGATGGTACCAACTACGGCTCATTGCGAACTACAGTCAGTCGAGTGAACAAGACGCGCGATGGCGCATGGAGCGTGGTGTCGTCGAGTAAGAGCGGGAGTGTTTATGTTGTGCGCATTGAATAGTGCTAGGAGGCCGAAATTCACCCCGTAAGCGGCCATTTACCTCGCTTGCTAGGGCAGAGTACCTCTTGGGGTTTAACGGGCAATAAAAAGCCCATCAAGCGGTTTGGGCTTGATGGGCTATATGGATGGTTGATGCGTTATACTCTCGCTGGCATAAATAGCGCAGTTACATCGCTGCCTAATCCCTTCACCAAAATGTGGCCGTATTCACCGTCGAAAGCTAGACGGAGGAACATTATACCAGCCGCCTTTTTCCATTTCGTGAGCTGGTCAGGGTTAATTGTGACCGCACCAGTTGGTGAGTTTTTATGTTCGCTGAATAGATTCTCAAACAGCGGCGGGGTGTAATCGCCGTTGTAATTCACGCCGATCAATTTCGAGCCGCTTTTTGTGTGAGCATGGGCAACATCGTCTTCGATAATAACCGTGCCTGCTTTTTGCGGCAGTGTGGATGCAAACGATAGCCAGAGTTGCTCCGGTAGTTTCTCGCCATCTTCTGTTGTTCTAACTGAGTCAATGATCTTGACCGCAGCAACTCCGTCCGTTGCGTAAATCACCCCGTCGATGATCCACATTCCGCAAAGATGTGGGCGAGTTTTGTCTTTACTCACCGTTGCCATCGCTATTTGTGCGGCAGTTCCGTCTATTTCAATGTTTATTCCCATTTTTTTCAATCTCCTTATTTATTCCAGAGGATTACACAAGCAATCCCCATTACTGTCCAAAAAATAGCAACATCGATCATGATGTTGATTCCCAATGGTCTCGGCGCGCAATGTAGTCCGCGACTGCTTGCGCCCTAACCCTCTCTAGTGCATCGTGCGCTAGATTGTAGATGGTATAGCCGACCATCCCAGCGATGGGGGTTATTCTCCCCATCGCTACGAATATGATTGATGCCGTACTCATGCTGTCACCAGATCAACAGATCCGGATTTTTTTTTTTTGATGAAACTCTTGATTGTTGCTCTTGCCACTTTTCTCATTGTTGCATCTCCTGTTTTTTGGCATCTATAGCCTGCGCTATACATGCACGCCATTCATCTGCTGATATCCCCCATGTTTTGCAATCTGTTGCATCGATCCACCCTGATTGTAGCGCATCTCGCAGCTCGGTAATGCTGTTGGTGTTGTAACACGCCTCCGCGAATCCTGTTAAATCTCTCATGCCCGCACCTCCTTGCTAGAGATAAATGCAGCCAACTCCGCCTCGATCCCCGCGCGCTTGCATTGCACGCCAACTGCATCGTGATCCCGTTTTTCAGCGTCGCGCAAAGCGCGATCGATCCCGCGCTTTGCGTCACTCACACGGCTGTAAGTGACACTACTCCTGTTGTATTTATAGTCGTATCCTATCAACCTCCCCTCCTTGATCCTGATCCCATCCTTGGCGATGTTATCAGAGCTGTAGTCCCACTGTTCCGCTAGCGTGTAACTCACGCTAATCTCAATAGTATCCTTCTCAACCCCAACATCAGCCCGAGCTATCAGCGCTACGCGAGCGCCACAGAAAATTATTGTATCGTTCATCATTTTTCTCCTTTTTTGGCTTATTTATATATCCCAACCCATCGCCACTAGCTGCGCCAGTGACTAGGGGTGGTACCGTACCCCTGGCCGTTTGATTGCTATTTTACTCGTTGACCGGTTGGCCGGTTGGGCGGGCAATCACTCCCGCCAACAACCCGAACCCTAGCGAGCCCATTTGCAATTGTCAAGCCTGCTTGATTATATCCGTATAAACAAATATAGATGTTGACAACTAAATGTGTTGGTGATACGGTGCGCGCCGTGAGGTGAAATACTATGAAAATGAATGAGATATGCATTGAGCGAGCAGCTAATGGTTACATCATCGAGTGTAAGTATGAAGGCGCTGCCCGTGCGCTCGGTGAGTCGCCGATGGGTCGGCGGAGTGTTGAGCATGTAGCGGTGAATGAAAAAGATCTGATGATGCAAGTTAAAATGCTGATCGGTAAGTTAACAAGTGAAGACGAAAGCTCTAGCGAAGCTGACAGCTAAACAGCGGAACGATGGCTGACGCGAGACCGAATCGGAAACTGACCGCAAAACAAGCTGCTTTTTGCTGTGAGTATATGATTGATCTCAACGCAACGCAAGCTGCAATACGCGCTGGGTATAGCAAACGCAATGCAGATAAAATTGGATCACAGTTGCTAGGCAAAGATATAGTAGCCGAAGAGATCAAACGACTTACTGATATTAAGACATCAAAAACAGTCATTAAAGCCGAGGATGTGATCAGGGGAATCCTTGAGGTTGCGGAAGATGCGAGGCAGAAGGCTCTTGCTGCTGATGGCAGTAAAACTATGGTCAATCATACTGCTGCGCTGAAAGCGTATGAATTGCTCGGTAAGCATTTAGCGATGTGGACTGATAAAAAAGAGATTTCCGGTGATGTGAAAATCACAGGCATCGTGATCGAAGGAGCTAACGACTAACACATGCGCGCTCGGATGCAGATTGTGCCTAAGCTGCTGAAATTAGCTAAGATTTCAAAGCGTTTCAAAGTGGCTGTTGGGGGTCGAGGCAGCGGCAAATCTGTATCGGTAGCAAAGCTGGTGGCTGCTAAGGTACATCAAGAGGGAATCAAGGCGCTGGCGGCTCGTGAACATATGAATTCCCTTGCAGATTCGGTACATAGCACGATCATGAGTCAGATCCGTGAGCATCATTTAGATGGTTTCCGCGAGCAGGCAAACGGAATTACGCATAATCGGGGTGGATCAGTGATCTATCGTGGCCTTGCTCGCAACCCGGAAGGGCTGAAGTCCATGGATAATATCGGGCTGTGCTGGGTTGAGGAAGCGCAGACTATCAGTGAGACTAGTTTAGAGATGCTTACGCCGTCCATCCGCGCTCCCGGCAGCGAAATATGGATGACAGCTAACCCGCGCAGTTGCGCCGATCCGTTTTCTGCACGATTCATCGAGCCGTTTAAGACATATCTGGATCGTGACGGATACTATGAGGATGATTTGCATTTGATCGTCACATGTAATTACATGGATAATCCATGGTTTCCTGCCGAACTGGAGCAGGAGAGGGCTTACGATTACGAGCACAAGTCCCGCGCGTTGTATGATCATATATGGCTGGGGGCATATAATGACACTGTTGATGACGCATTGATTCAACCGGAATGGTTTGATGCTTGTATTGATGCACACAAGAGGCTTGGTTTTCAGCCACTTGGGGTGGAGGTGGTTGCGCATGATCCGAGTGACACAGGTCATGATGCTAAAGGGCTGGCGTACAGGTATGGGTCAGTGTTGGTAGATGCGCAGGAGATGGAAGATGGAGATATCAATGAGGGTGGCGATTGGGCTGCTCAATACGCCATTGAGCACCATGCCGATGTGTTTGTTTGGGACGCAGATGGCATGGGTGTAGGACTGAAACGGCAATTTAATCAGATGTTTACGGGTAAACAGATTGCATTGCAGATGTATCGAGGTTCAGAATCACCTGAAAACCCTACAGCTTTGTACGAAGCCGGTGAATCTGGACAAGCAAAGAGTAATCGTGAAGCATTCCGCAATCGGAGAGCGCAGGCATACTGGCATTTACGCGATAGATGTCGTGCTACTTTTTTTGCAGTTGAGGAGGGGCGACTAACTGATCCTTCCAATTTGATTTCATTCTCTAGTGAAATCAAGCAGTTACAGTTATTGCGTAGTGAGTTATGCAGGATTCCGTTGAAGCCGAATGGAATGGGAATGATCCAGATTATGACGAAACAGGAGATGTTGAAAATGGGTATCAATTCACCGAACCTTGCTGATTCTGTTGCAATGGCGTTCGCTGTGCGTCGTAATGCTGTCGTCAATCGCGCAAGAACTGTTGTCCGTGCGGGAGGTTGGCTATGATCGTTAAAGGTCGGGAACAGTTGATCGATGAGGAGCGATCGCGCATCGATAACGATAAGAAACAGGGCGAGGTTGTTATATCGTCATTAGCTGGTCATGTAAACAGCCGGTGGAGCGCTGCGAAAACAGGGCGGCAGGCTGTAGAGACCCGGTTGTTGGAATGCGAGCGCAGGCGTAGAGGTGTCTATTCTGACGCGAAGCTGGGGCAGATCCGCAAACAAGGTCAAGATGAAATCTATATGCGCTTGACAGGTATCAAGTGCGCAACAGCAGCAGCATGGTTGTCTGATGTGATGCTGCAACCCGGCGAACGCCCGTGGAGCATCGAGCCCACGCCGGTTCAATCGTCCGATGTTGAAGCCGATGTGCTAGCGAAGCTCGGTGATCAAGCAGCCCAGCTATCCGAGGAAGAGCTTGAGGTTGTGAAAGCTGATTATGCGAAGACAATTCGCGAAGACATGCTCGAAGCAACAACAAAGATGAGTGATTTGATTGAGGATCAGTTAATTGAGGGCAACTTTTATGATGCTTTCAGTGATTTTATTGACGATTTGGTCACATATCCCGCAGCTTTTCTCAAAGGTCCGATTCTTCGGCAAGATGTCGAAACGAAATGGATTCAGCATGACGGTGAATGGATTGAGGTTAAGCAACAAATATTGAAGCCAGAGTGGGAAAGGGTGTCGCCTTTCGACATTTATCCTGCCCCGAACGCTACTGACATCAATGACGCATGGTTGATTGAGCGACATAAACTCTCTCGCAGCGAATTGTCGCGGTTTATCGGTGTATCTGGCTATGACACTGATGCAATTCACGCAATTCTCTCAGAGTATGGTGAGGGTGGGTTATCGGAATTAGTTTCAACAGATACGCAGCGGTGGCAGTTAGACTCTGCTGCATCAAGAAATGCTGGAACTGTTCAAAACGAAACCATTGATGTTATTGAATTGTGGGACACGATTCAAGGTAAAAAGCTGATATTATGGGATTCAGGGCGCGGTATCATCGACGGTGACATTGATCCACTTGGTGAATATCGGGTAAATATCTGGAAAGCAGGTAGTCATGTATTCCGTGTTGTTATTTCTGATGATGATTCAGTGCATCGACCATACTACAGCACATCGTATGATAAGGTTCCTGGATCATTCTGGGGCAATGCATTACCGGAAGTGATGGCAGATATTCAAGATGTGTGCAATGGTATTGCGCGAGCATTGGCCAAGAATTTGGGCGTTGCAGCAGGACCACAGGTGATCGTGCGTATTGATCAATTACCCCCTGGTGAGGCAATAACCGATGTTTATCCGATGAAAATCTGGCAGACGACGAACAGCGGTCAAGGTGGATCGCCGATTGAGTTTTACCAGCCTACGAGTAACGCCCGTGAATTGATGGAAGTGTATGATCGCTTTGAAGAAAAGGCAGATGTTTATACAGGGATTCCGCGTTACACTTATGGTTCGCCGGATGTTAAGGGCGCTGGACAGACTGCAAGCGGATTGTCGATGTTGATGAGCGCTGCATCGAAGGGCATTAAACGGATTGTTGGGAGCATTGATCGCTATATCATTGAGGCGGCGATTACGCGCATGTATCATTACAATATGCGTCATCACCCAGATATCGGCGCAAAAGTTGATGCTAATGTAAAAGCCATCGGTGCTAAGTCGCTGATTGTGAAAGAACAAATGCAGCAGAAGCGCACAGAGTTTATGAATGCAACGCTTAATCCATTGGACTCACAGATCATCGGTGTCACTGGTCGGGCTAAGTTGTTGAAATCAACAGCGCAAGCGCTAGATTTGCCGGAAGGAATTGTGCCGGATGATTCGGAGTTACAGCAGAATGCAGCAACTGGATGAGTTCCGTGCAATTGGCGCGACTCCCGCTGGACTACGGTTAATCGATACGCTGCGGGAAAAGTTTGAAGCAGAAAAAGCAGCATTGTTGATCTGCGACAAAGAACGATTTTTGTATCATCAAGGATGCGCATCAGTGTGGAAAACATTGATAGATGCATTTGAGAAGGTACGGTAAGAACACTTGTCAACACCCAAACGGTCGGGCTGACATTTTATTAAATGACCGAAAATTGTGAATACCGGAAGGCTCACGGAGAAAACTATGACTATTCATGCACGATTAAAGAAACAGGAAGAGGAAGCAGAGGCTGAACTGAAAGCAGCGCTGGCCGGCGAGGTTACTGCGGAAGAAGCAGAACAATTGCAGCCAGAACAGCGGCACGAAGTACAGACTGAAGATCCGGCAACGGAGCCGGAAGAGGAAAACACGATTGACTGGGAACTTGATGATAATCCTTACAAGCGGCGTTATCAAGTGTTACAGGGTAAATACAACGCTGAAACTGCTCGCTATCAACAGCGAATACAGGAACTCGAAACCGTTGAACCTGTAACAACAGAACCAGTTGAGGATGAAGACGAAGATTTATTTGGTATCGAATATCCAGAAGCACGGCAGAAGATTGATCGTGTGACAAGGGAGCTTGATGAACTGAAGCAGAATGAAACGCAGCGTGCGTTTTTGTCTGAATTATCAGCATTGGTTCCTGATTGGGAGTCGATAGACAAAGACCCTGACTTCGTTGGATGGCTGCAAGAACCAGATGAATACCTTGGTGGAATACGCCAAGATCATTTGAATCAAGCAGCTAGTGACTTCAATGCTTCTCGGATTGCCGCTTTTATTGACGCATGGAAAGCTACGCAGCGTAAGGCTTCCACCCCTGCTGCACCAGCTACCAAGTATGCAACGCCGAGCAATTCAGCAAGCGGCACGCCTGCGCAGGGTAAAACCTACACGCAAGCACAGTTTGATAACTTTTATGACAGTGTAGCCAAGGGCAAGTTCAGAGGTAGGGAAGTTGAAGCGCGGCAAATCGAGAGAGAGCTTGATTTAGCAGCGAAAGAGGGTCGTATCCTCCCAGCATAAGCTATGCTTGATCTCCTCGACATAACACTCTAGGAGAAATGAAATGGCTATTGGTATTTCAACACCTGGTTCCGTACTCGGAGCCGCCACCGCGTACCCGCAACTTTCGGGTAACGCTGTTCCCAATCAACTTTGGGCAAAGAAACTTGTTGCACGGTTTTACGATGCAACTGTATTCGGTGATATTGCAAGCACTGATTATGAGGGAACAATTAAAGACTTTGGTGACCTCGTTACTATTCGTACTACCCCGAATATAACGATTAGCAACTATGTGAAAGGTCAGACCTTGCCGCTTGAGGCATTGCAGCCCAGCACGGTTAATCTGGCAATCGACCAAGCTAAGTTTTACAACTTCGCTATTGACGATATTGACAAGTTCCAGATGGATGTTGATTTCGTTAACGATTGGTCAACTGCGGCAGGCGAGCAGATGGCTGTTAATATCGATACAGAGTTGCTTGCATACTCTGTAACGGGTGCTGCTGCAACGAACACTGGCGCAACTGCCGGTGCTAAGAGCGGTAACATCAACCTTGGTACTGCTGTTGCTCCTGTGAACATCACTGGCGCAATCGCTACTAATGATCGTGCAATGGTTGATTACATCATCGACTTGGAGACAGTGCTTGATGAGTCCAACATCCCTAATGAGGGTCGTTGGCTTGTATTGCCACCACGCGCTTGTGCGTTGATTGAGAAGTCCTCGATCAGCAACTCAAGCATTCAAGGTGGTGATCAATCACTGTATCGTAACGGTCGCATCGGTCAGGTCAGCAAATTCACCATCTACAACAGTAACTTGCTGCCAACTTCGGCTGTTGGTGCAACTGTGGCAGGTGAGGTTGATTTCACTGTGATCGCCGGTCACAAGTCCGGTGTAACTTTTGCATCTTCATTGACCAATAACGAGATGATCCGTTCGCAATCTACCTTCGGGTATCAAGTGCGCGGTCTGAATGTTTATGGTCGCCAGGTGATCAAGGGTGATTCCATCGCTGTTGGTCATATCAGTATTTAATAGCTGATTTATTCACGGGGCAGGCTTCGGTCTGCCCCATTTAATAAAGGAGAACAAGATGGATATTAAATATATCAAGAACTCTGAGACAGGTGTTGTATTCAAATATGACGAATATATGCTTTCATTGCCGGGGATGATTCCTTGTGATGAAAAAGGTAATGCGATAGATCTATCGAAGCCTAAACGCACTCGACGCACCAAGCCTGTTGTCGATGTGAAACCTGAAGAATAATGGCTGTCTTTGCTGATTTCTATCCGTATTTGCGCCCTCAGCTTACAGGGGCGCTAGATTACACGATAGATAGGGAGATTAGGGACGCTTGCCGTCGGTTCTGTAGAGACACCCATGTATGGCGTGCTGACCTTAATATCACCCCTGTAATCGGCACAGACACATATACTCTACCTGCACCAGTAGATTCAGAAGTGATACGGGTGCGAACCGTTGTGCAGAATAACGCGACGGTGTCGCCCCTCTCTGCTGACATGCTGAACATCAATAATCCAGCTTATGCGCAACAGTCAGCGATGACCGCTGAATACTACGAGATCCCTTCAACTGGTGTGATCCGTTTGCTTCCCATCCCTGCAAGCACTAACATTGCGACTGTATCGGTGGCATTATCTCCAACGATAACAGCGGTAACGATTCCACAGTTTCTTTTTGATGAGTGGGTTGAGGGAATTGTTGCTGGCGTGTTGTCGTCTATGTTTGCTCAAGCAGGTCAAGCATGGTCAAGTCCTGACTTTGCAGGGTATCAACGCAGTGATTATCTGCGTACAGTTAATAATGCTAAACATCGTGTATCGGTTGGAGATTCTTCTTTCAATTCAACGGTTCAGGTGCATTCGCTTTTATAGGAGATTAGAATGGGAACCTTATTTGCAAAGGATATTATCAGTCGTGCTAGCGCGATCATCAATGACACTACCAATATCCGTTGGCCTGAAGCGGAACTGCTGAACTATCTGAACGATGCACAGCGTGAGATTGTCAATCAGCGACCTGATGCTAATTCTGTAAACGCTTCAATCGCATTGGTCGCTGGTACAAAACAGACTATTCCGGCATCCGGCATCCGTTTACTGGATGTAGTCCGAAATATGGGAGCGTTTGCAGCACAAGTCGCAGGTAATGCAGTTCGCCTTGTGAGTCGTGAAGTGCTGGATGCACAAACTCCAAACTGGCATTCAATGCCGACAGGTACAATTCAGCATTATGTATTTGATCCACATGATCCTAAAACCTTTTATGTGTTCCCACAGGCAGCAGGGACGGAGGCGCTTGAAATCATTTATTCCAGCGCTCCGACTGATGTTGTCGGTAATCCGCTTACAGGTGCAGAAGTTATCAATGTTGATGATATTTATGCGAATGCAATGCTAGATTTCATTCTTTCACGAGCATATCAGAAAGACAGTGATTATGCCGGGAACATCAACCGTGCAGCACTTCATTATCAGTCATTTATGAACTCACTCGGAATCAAAGGGAAGGTTGACTATGTGACTGATCCCAATAATTCAGCGCAGCCGTTCAATCGCGCTGCTCAACCCAATCAAGTAGGAGCATAACTCATGGCCTTCACCACTTCCTCACCTTGGTACGCTAACGGCACAATCACGACCGACGGTACAACGAAAGTGGTTGGATCAGCCACTAACTGGACAGATGTTGGGAGCATTGCTGTTGGAGATATGCTTACGCTTGATGGATCCAGCTTTTATCAGATCCAGAAGGTCGGCGATGGTACTACTCATGGCGATGGTACGGCAGGTACGCCGGCAGGCACAACGGCTGGAAACAACACGATTCTGATCGTTGATCGACCGATTCCGGCTGGATCAAGCCAGCCGTATACAATCCTGCAGAACTCGCTGGTGAACCCTGTAAACAGCGACATTGCTTACAAAGTTGCTGCAATGGTGCAGTCATGGCAAGGACGCGAAGATGAGTTGACTGCCTGGCTCGGCGGTACGAGCGGCACATTCCCGATGACTGATGCCATCGGTAACACGGTGCAGGTTAAATGCCCTGCACAGATGCAAGCTGATGTTGATGCGACTGTAGCCAGCATTACAGCAGGCGGCATTGATAATGTGCTGAAGGTAGGCGCTTCTACATCACGAAGAGTGAGTACAGGCGGCTATGATATTCCATCCCTATCCTCAACCCTCCCCATCGGCACTATCGTCGATTACGACACTTTCGATAACACCGATGATGCCGCATGGATTGATAAGTGCGGGCATTGTAGTTGGGAGACAGAAGCAAGGCACAGCGGACGGCAGTTCATTGATGCTGTGTATGCTAATGATGCTGCTGTTCTTGCTGCGCATCCGGACATTGTGAGTGGCGATCTCTATTATAATGGCACCAATTTCATCGAGTATGGCACTAGCACTACTTGGACTCGCGGCAGCAGCCGTAAGTTCCCGATGCGAGGGTTTGTTACTGCTGAGGCATCAAGAGTCATCATCTGGGACACTACGAGTGGTAGCGAGAAGATGTGGATGGTGTTTAAGCAGGCTAGTTACGGATATGTAGCAAACCTCACAAGCAGCGTAGCAATAAGTAAACACATCTTGTGCCTAGGCGATAACGGCACTGGTAACGGTTTAACGGTAATAGATTTTACTAAGGATCAAGCCGACAACTTTACTTCGGGCGCATCTGGGCATGTATTATGGAAAGGCAATATTGCAAACAGGAATACGGCTTATACAGGTTACGGGGCAACTATTGGTGCAAGCATTGTAAACAATACAGTCAACTCCGTAGCCATCACCTACCTACCTGACGCACCTTATGATGAATTTGGAATGCCTAAGGCTACTATTGCTGTTGGTACTGCTGGTGGCGTGAGTGTCATTAAGGATGATGGGAGTGTTGTTAATACTGCAGTATGGGGGTATGATGTAAACTATGTTACTTTCTATGATAATACGCATGTGTGGGTAGCAATTAGAAAAGTTGAGGCTGCAAACACAGCATATTCATCCGTAGCATTATTAGACATTCCTCTTGTGTCTAATGGTTTCGGAACAGCTATCTTCGAATATATGACATCTGCTACAGCGGGTAATAACTACAGCCCTTGGCAACGGATGACATTAGCAGGAGCTACAGCTATAGTAGGACGATTGTTTGGTACAAAACAAGGAATCATACAAGTGTTCCCCAACCCCACAACCCCAGCCAACGGCATGGTCGCATACATGACCAGTACATACAGCACAGGGGGCATGGTGGGGGATATTCGCCGTTGCTTCCTTGCTAACTCTCTCACTGCTGATCGTAGTGTGAAGGGTGGGACGCTCACTGTTAATGGTACGATTACAGAGACTGTTAATGCAGGTGGTCGTAATGTCTATAGTGGCTTCTCTGCTACTAACTACTTGAGTGAAGCTAGTCATGCTGATTGGAATGCACTGGGTACAGGCGATTTCAGTATTATTATGAGTGGCGTTAAGTGGGGAACTGCTGGAGTAGCTAGAGGATTACTAAGCTGGGGAAATGGTACTAGTGTAGGCTCAATCTATTGCCACATCTCCGCTGCCAACAGATTGTTTTTCGCTATAGCAGACGGCACAACCTTATGGAACAACTACATAGGTACGGGAACAAGTGTAACCTATACAGATACTAATGAACATACACTTGAATTTAAGCGTGTATCTGGAACGGTTAGTATAGTGGTAGATGGCATTGACCAAGGCGCAATTATTCAAGCAGGGGTGCTATCAGGCACTATCAGTAATACTACTGCACCGCTGGTGATAGGTAAAAGACAAGATCTTGCAGAGCCTTGGGCAGGCGGTCAATGCGCTTGTGTTCGTATATCAGCTACAGCACCTACAGCAGAGCAATCAATGGAGATTGCCAAGTTAGAGAACGCTCTTAACGGTGGCACAGCATGCCTTCTCAAAGCAGACGCTGTAACCGACCTACGCTACGACAGCAAGACAGATTTATACGCTGTAGAAACAGCCAATGATGTGGATCTCATTCATGGCCTGGCAGTCATCGAGAGCAAGGCGAAAGGGACAGCTTTGACTACTCCCTATACAGGCATTGTTACTGGCTCGAAGGTAATGACACAGCCTGCGGTTGATGTAAATTCAGAGCTAGCTGCATATCGGAGCACAACTAGCAAGCGTACAGTGTTGTTGGATTTTAATGTTGTTGTTAATGGTAAGTTTAGTACGACTAGTGGGTGGACTCTTGGTGCAGGGTGGAGTATTGCTAATGGCGTGCTAACGGCTGCTTCTGTAGCAACAGGTACATCCGCAGTACAAAATTTCTCTGGAAAAGCTACTTCTTATGTAACTAGCTTTACGGTTACAGCGTACACAAGTGGAACTATAGCCTTGAGGATGTTCGGTGTGAATGGCTTAAATAGGACTTCAGCAGGAACCTATACTCAAACCCTTAGCACAACAGCAGGTGGTCAATACGCTCAATTCTACGCATGGAATACTGGTAGCTATTCGATTGACAACCTCTTCGTCAGGGAATCCACAGACAAACTCCCAATGGGTTTCAAGCCTAAGAAAGTGTGGGCAGGTGGTATGCTACAAGAAGAAGGCACGGACTATGATGTTACATTTGACGGGTTCCTATACGGCATCTCATTCTTCATTGAACCTGCAACCAACATTCAAGTAGAAGGAGAAGTAGCGTGAATTATATTGATTTAACATCCGACAAAGTATGGACAGACGACCAGATCAATCGTCGCTTACAAGCTGTTATCCGTAGCAGGGTCAGCCAAGATGACGAAATGAAGGCAGCTAGGCTAGGACGGAAGGCTAAGAAAACTGCTGCTGATAAGGCGTTCATTCAATCAGTGGATGACCACATTTCAGCCAGCATTGCGGAAGCCAAGGCGATCAGTGCTGACAATTCCTTACTACGCAGTGTAGTGGAACATGAACAGGCAGTAGTTCGACTAGCTGAACCAGCATTAGACCCATTGGCTAAGGATGCTGATGGTAATCTGTTGTATCCTGATGTACCTGTTATGGATACGGTAACAGGGCAGGCTACAGCTAAGACAACAACAAACCCTGCTTTGACGCTTGATGCAAGTTCTAGGAAGGATGCACAAGCTATTATTGATAGAGCTGCTCCTGAGACACTAGCTCTAGTGGCCAAGCGTAAGGCGGCAAGAGAGGTTAAGGCATGACAAGAGTGGAAGAAGATGTAACGAGCTTGTTAGATGAAAGTAAGCGTGCCGTCGAGGCTAACTTACTTGGTTATCTTGAGGATGCTATGGTTCAGTTATGCTGCGACTCAGAAGACCGTGAAGCTTATGCCATTTACCTTGCTATACAGAAGCTGAAGGATGTTTAACTGGCCAATAGTTAAGTATGTACCAGCGAGTTCTCTAGGGAACTTTGCTGGTCGTACTGTTCTATTCTATATTCGGATTGATGAACGGTATCGTGAGGACAAGGGACTGTTGATGCATGAGACCACGCATTATCATCAATTCCTAGCCTCCCCCATCATGTTCCCTCTCCGCTACTGGTTGAGTAATGTATGGAGATATAAATACGAGCTTGAAGCATACAAGGTGCAGCTACAGCATAGCACTAATAGGGCGGTTGATGCAGAACTCTTCGCCCGCTTCATCCTTTACCGCTACAACCTTGGTGGCCTAGACTTAACCATCGAATCAATCAAAAAGGATTTACTATCGTGACAACAGATACAGACAAGATATTGGAGGCACTTGCACAGAGCCGACAAGCAAGCGATGAAGCGCATAAAGCACTCAAGGCTGAGATTATGAAAGCAATACCTGATGATCACCTTGAAGCACATAAGAATATCGCAAAGTTTATGGGACGAATGAAGCCAGATGACCACTTGGATGACCATGAATACACTACAGCTAAGCGCACATGGTGGATGGGTATGAAGAGCCAGCTTGCTAAGAATGCAGGGAACACATTGTATTTCGTTATTGTCTCTGCAATACTACTCTGGTTTGCCAGTGCGATAGGAGCACTCCCTCATGTTCGATGAAATGCTAGGCTGGATGTTCATTACGGATACAATCAACATAGTCAGTATGATGTCGCTGATTGGCGTACTCCACTGTTATATGACGAAGGTGCAACAATCAAAAGATCTCCTATTGAAGACAGCTCCTAAGAGATTGCACCACCACCTTAACTCCCACTTGATGCTTTGCACTACCCTGATGCTTGCAGTGGGAATGACGCTAGCGTTTAAGGCTATAGACACATGGGATCAATTAAACTCACATTGTCACGCTAGCCCCATGGAGATATGGATTAACCTGAGTGGAGCCTTCGTCTTCTGGGCATTGATTCCTACAGTTATGCACCTGACGCATGAGCAAGACCCTGAGCATGAATTCTTTATGTTAGCTGATTGTGAGTGTATTGAAGATGATTGAGCAACAGTTGAAATTGGAAGAAGGGTGCAGACATACCCCATACTACGACACGCTGGGAAAGCTCACAATCGGAATAGGCCATTGCTTAGTTACCAATCCTCTAAGCAAATCACAGATCAAGAAGATATGCGGTAAAGCTCTTAGCCATGATAATGCTATAGAGTGGCTATATACACACGGCATTAGCAATGACAATGCAGAGTGGCTACTGAGGGAAGACATTAAAGCCACTACTGAAAAACTATTGGCAAAATACCCGTGGATGCAGGATATGAATCAAGCCCGTTTTGACGCTATCCTCTCCATGGCCTTCCAGATGGGGGTAGGTAAGATTGGCCACTTCAAACACATGCTCAAGGCACTGGAGATCGGTGACTATGTAGAGGCAGGAAAGCAAGCTCTGGATAGTAGGTGGGCTAAGCAGACACCAGCTAGAGCAGAACGAGTTAGTGAACAATTGAGAACAGGAGAGTATGTGTAATGGAAAACTTACCCTACAACCCAGACAGAGGCGAATGGCGGGACAATGGATAAGGCAGAGATTGCAGCTACAGTAGCTACGAGCCTTGTTCTTTTCCTTGATGTGTATGGTTTTATCTTTGACGGGTTCGGGTATTTCAAATGAGCTTAAAAGTTTGTGATATTACAGCAGCCCAGCTTGTAGGTATGGATGCAGAGGATATAAATGACCGCCTAACCGAAGAGGGCTTTGACTTGAACTATCACTACTACACGCACACTGTAGGTGGCAGCATTCACTTTGAGCAGTGGTTAGACAAGGCTTCACAGTTGAACCTCCGCAATCCACACCTAGACCTCAGTGCAATAACGCACCACATCAATGCGATGAGGTTAGCATGAGTTGGCCAGATATGAAATTTCCGCCTATCAACTTGTGGAATGCGCCTAAGGTGAAAACTAAGTGAGTTGGGCGTTACTGCTAGCAGGCTTCACCATATTTGTGCTGGTTATATTTAGCCGGATATTGAAAATGATTGAGGAAGATAAGAAATGAATTGGAAAGATATAGGCGAAACAGTTGGTAAGTATGCTCCAATGCTGGGTGATCTCCTACCTATCCCTGGTGCAGGAATCGCGGGGAAGCTAATCGGCGCAGCCCTTGGGTGTGACACTACACCAGATGCTATTCATGCTGCCATTCAAGCTGACCCTCAAGCCGCAGTTAAGCTGGCACAGATCGAGGCTGATAATCGAGCATTGCTTCAGCAACAATTACTCACAGCAGAAACGGCTCGGATACAAGCAGTCAACGCTACCATGCAGGCAGAGTCGAAGAGTGAACACTGGATGCAGTGGTCATGGCGACCATTCATCGGGTTCATCTTTGGGTTGACTTTTGCTGGAGTTTATTTGGTGTTGCCTCTAGTCAAAGTCCCGGTTCCCGTTATCCCCTCTGAAGCATGGATGATGATAGGCGCGGTTCTTGGTGTAGCATCGTGGCATCGTGGCGCGGCCAAGGTTGCGAAGGCTAAGAAATAATGTTAATCAACATCAACACATTCAAAGGTACTTCACCGCGCACTGACTCGCGTAACCTTAACAACAATCAGGCGCAGGCGGCGACAAATGTGGATCTTCGATCTGGGAAACTTGCCCCACTTCACCTTGATGCAAGTGTAGCTTGGACGAACACTGTCGCAGGTGCGATCAATTCCATTTACCATTTCGGTACGAAGTTCATTGAATTTGCAGCGACCAATGTGAATGTGGTACGCGGTGCGTCAGCGCAGAACACGAATGAGCGCACCTATTACACAGGCGACGGCACACCGAAGAAGATCGACGCAACCCGTGTGGATGCGTCGGGTAACATTACACCTCTTGAGATGGGTATTCCGCAGCCTCCACAGCCGTCAGCAGGAGCAACGCCTAATGCGGATGCAGGACTGAACGAGTCCACCAATTATGTAGTCACCTATTACACGACATGGGGAGAAGAGGGCGAACCAAGTTTACCGAGCGCGAATGTGACTTTTGATAGTACCGCAATCTCTATCGCAGTTTCAGGACTACCAACCGCCGCTCCAACAGGCGCTTATGATATTGCAGGCATTAGGATTTATCGTGCAGCAACCGGCATTGCAGGCACACAGTACCAGTTTGTTGCGCAAGCAGCGTGGGCAGGAACATACACTGACACTACGGCAACGACTGATCTAGCCGAGGTGATTTCAACAATAGGCTTCACCGCTCCACCGACTACAATGCAGGGTTTGATAGCAATGCCGAACGGTATCATGGCTGCCTATAACGGTTCTGATCTTCTATTCAGTGAACCATATCAGCCACACGCATGGCCTGTTTCCTACATGCTATCAGTCAATTCACCGATTATGGGATTAGCAGCTTTTGGTAATTCATTGGTGGTGGCCACGCAGGATGAGCCATATCTTGTGACAGGCATGCACCCTTCTGCTATGACCATGCAGAAGCTGGAAGTGAACCAATCATGCGTTTCATCCCGTAGTGTTGTTGATATGGGGTATTACGCTGCATACGCCTCACCTGATGGCATGGTAACGGTAGGAAATAGTGGCGCACAGGTTTCTACGCTTCCGTTGTTCACACGGGCAGAATGGCAGGCATTGAACCCGTCAAGCATTCACGGGTACTTTTCCGATGGTCGATATATTGGTTTCTATGATGCTGTTGCAATCGGTGGTGTGAGAGGCGGGTTCATCCTCGATCCCAATAACCCTGACTTCGGAGTTACATGGTTGAGCGATTGGTATGTAGCGGGATACTCGGATTCAATCGATGATTCGCTGTATCTGATTACCGAGTATATCCCAGCAATGCAGACGGCTGATATTGTGAAGTTTGATAGCGGAATTGCGAAAACAACAACATGGCGATCCAAGATGTTTGTTCTCCCCTATCCCATGTCCTTCGGCAGTGCGCAAATTCGCGGTGCTAGGTTTCCAATCACTGCCAAGTTCTACGCTGATGGTGTGTTGAAACATACCAAGTCAGTGTCGAACAGCGATCCGTTCCGCTTGCCGTCTGGCTTCCGAGCAACTGAATGGGAGATTGAGATTAGTGGGTCTGGCACGGTTTACACAATAGCGATGGCGCAAAGCATGAGTGAGTTAGCTCAAGTCTAATGGCCATACAACAGATTCAGGTCGCACCGAATGATGCTCCGCCGCAAACACGGCAGTCATTACAGGCGATCATCAATGTTCTAAATCAGCTTACGGGGGCTGGTACGGGTGTTACCAAGAGCGAGTTGGTAAGGGGTGGTATCGCCCATATCAGTGCTACAGGAGGGCTTGTTGCACCTAACCGTATCGTTGCTATCCCTGTTCCAATCATCAACCTTCAGGCAACGGGCGCATTTGCTTCGATATTGGTGACTTGGGATTCAATCACACAGGCTGGATATTCGCATGTAGAAGTATGGCGATCACTTACCAATGACATAGCAACTGCCGTCATGGTCGGAACCACTGCGGCGCCAATGTATGCTGATACACCGCCGAATAGCAGTGTTGCTGTCACTTATTACTACTGGGCAAGGGCAGTCAATATAAACGGCGTAGCAGGACCATATAACGCCACCGCCGGTACACCAGGGGCAACCGCTACTGACCCTGCGTATGCGTTGGAGATCCTGACCGGTCAGATCACGCAGTCACAGCTTCACGCTGACCTTTCAGCTTCGATAGACAAGATCGCACCTCTTGTGACTACGCAAGCTGCAATAGGACTCACGCAAACACAGTTGAAGTCTTACACATCATTATCTGCCGATGCTGTGCTAGCTAACGCTTTAGCCGTACATAAGGGGATTACATCACATTTTGCCAATAAGGGTAATCTCGCCACTCTGACCAATACGGTAAACACGGTGCAGACAACACTGACGAGTGAGGTTACTGCTCGGACACAGCTAGAGGCCAAACTCAACGCTGCAACCGCTTTATATTCAACAAGTTCAACTGCCGCTACGGAGGCACTTATTGCTGTTGCTGGGGATAAAACGGCAATGCAGGCACAGATTGATCAGAATATCGCTGATATAAACAGTTCGAGTGGTGTAGTCTCCACAAAGGTGCAAGCGGAAGCCGATCAACGCAATACGCTACAAGCAGCATTGATTGGTTCGGCTGATCCGGCAACAGCGACGCTCGCAAGTCTCACCACCGGCATGATCCATGAGGAAAAAACAGCAAGGATTTCCGATGTTGGGTCGATCAATAATACTCTATCAGTTATTCAGGGGTCTGTAAATGTAAACGGTTCAATCAATTATGCAGCGAATCAAGCAGAACAAAATGCAAATGTTTATGCTGACAGCGTTGTTGCGTCAACAAAAGATATTCTTCGTGCAGAGTTCAACAAAATACAATCCACTTGGGATGGAGCGGCTGATCCATCCCTGACAAACTACATTCATTATGGTGATATATGGTTCGATGGTAACACCAAAATGTGGCGATGGGCTGTACCAACCACTGCACCGATCTCCGGTAACATCACAGGGGCAACACAAACCAATCCTGTATCAATCACTTCAACGGCTCATGGATTAACAACTGGGCAGCGCATTCAGAT